CTAGCAGTTATCTACCTACCGGGTCCGATGACGGCGGATCTAACTTCAATGATGGTAGAGTTGGAACAGCCTACATTCAAGAACTACGATTTAACAAGTACTGCGAACGCTTACAAAGTCTAATGCATGAGCAGTTTGACTTAGAATTTAAAGCATACTTACGCAATAAAGGCATTAACATTGACAGCAACATCTTTGATGTTAAGTTTAACCCTCCGCAGAATTTTGCCAGCTATCGTCAAGCAGAAATGGACACAGCCCGTGTAAACACATTTGCTGCCATGGTTGGTGTTCCGTTTGTCAGCAAGCGATTTGCCATGAAACGCTTCTTAGGAATGACTCAAGAAGAAGTGGCAGAAAACGAAAAGCTATGGAAAGAAGAAAACATTGACGAAGATACCAAACTCAGCGCCAATGCCGAACTACGTAGCGCAGGTATTACAGCCAATGGGTTGTCTGGCGATTTAGATTCTGTGGGTACAAATGCGCCTCCGCCTGGAATGGAAGGCGGTATGCCTGGCGAAGAAGCAATGGGCGCAGAAGCTCCACCAGCACCTCCTCCAGCTTGATTTAATAAATAGTTCTATGTTATTAAGAGAATTCATTTACTTTGATCGTCACCATGCTGACCCACAAGAAGATAATAGGTATCTAAGCCAAAACGATACCTCTGCTCTGCGCGATGGTGACACACGTAAGATGCGTTTAACACTGAGAATGATGAACGATATACGTAAAGCCAGCGAAGCACACGACAAAGAAGTGCGTGAAGAACTGGGTTTAGTTAGAGTAATGTATGCGGCTCCTCCTCCAGAAGCTGCCGCTTAATAACTGATAGTTTAACTTTTTTTGTCAGAAACTAAATATTTTTAACAAAAAATTGTCAATCCAGAGTGAAAACTCTGCCACTTTAGTCTAAAATGATTCGTTTTAGGCCTATTTCGCATAAGTATTTCAGGACGACTGTAAATACAGTCACAAAGCCTTGCCGCGAAACCACATTAAGGAGAATAACGCAATGTCTACAAAATTTGAACAATTGCTAGATTATCTTGTAAACGAAGAGATGGATAAAGCCAATGAACTTTTCCACGAAATCGTTGTTGAGAAATCTAGAGATATATATGAAAATCTAATTGCTGAAGAAGAGCAAGAAGATATGGATGAAGCCGCTGACGAAGAAGCAGACGAGTCAGTTGACGAAGCAGCCGACGAAGAAGCTGATGAATCCGTTGATGAAAGTGCTGATGAAGAAACCGACGAAAGTGTTGATCTAGAAGATTCATACATGATGGACGGTGATGACGAAGAGCCAGAAGCTGGCGGAATGGAAAAGACTGATGACTTCGGTGGCGACATCGGTGCCACAGATGATGAGATGGACGGACCTGGCGGCGAAGAAGGCGCTATCATGGACATCAAAACAGCTATTGCCGAACTAGAAGCTGCTTTCGCAGAACTAGAACAATCTAAGGGCATGGGCGGAGACGACAGCTTTGGCGGAGACGACATGGGCGGAGACGACATGGGTCCAGACATGGGCGATGAGCCAAAAGAAGACGAAATGATGGGCATGCACGAAGGTCGTCGCATGACACGTGAATACGTTGAAACAGTTGGCAACGACTGGGAAAAGAACAGCATGAAGACACAAGGTCAGTACGTAGGTGCTGGTACTGGTGACAAAGATGGCGGACCACACGAAGGTAAAAGCCCAGTAAGTTCTGGTAAAGGCAAGCCTACAACAGGCGCTACTGCTAAGAACATCGTAGCTGGCGGTACTGGTGAAGGTGCCATGGACGGTACAACTCCAAACGGTAAAGCCGGTGGTTTTGTTAAGAATCCAGTAGACATGAAGACTGGTAACCAAAACGTTCCAGGCGGCAAAGTTAGCGTTAAAGGTCTAACTAAAGTTGCTGGCGGACACGGTGCTGAGAAGAAAGGTTCTGGTCCAGGCCCAGTAGGTTCTGGTTCAGGTGACAAAGCAGGTCAAACCAGTGTTGGCCAAGTTAAGAGCCCAATCAACGGCGCTCCTAACCGTAACGCTTAATTAGAGAAACTGGATGAGACAGATTTCCTATCTAAGAGAACACCTAAGTTTTGATCAGGCTGGAGTTATACTCGAGTCTGACGACAAGGATGGCAAAAGCCTTTACTTAAAAGGCATTGCCATTCAAGGTGGTATTCGCAACGCCAATCAACGTGTCTACCCTGTAGATGAAATTGAACGTGCTGTGAAAACACTTAATGATCAGATTCAAAATGGTTATAGTGTTCTTGGAGAAGTTGATCATCCTGATGATCTCAAAGTGAATTTGGACCGTGTATCCCATATGATTACTCAGATGTGGATGGAGGGTCCTAATGGTTATGGCAAGATGAAAATTTTGCCTACACCGATGGGTAACCTAGTTCGTACTATGCTTGAAAGCGGTGTAAAACTTGGTGTAAGTTCTCGTGGCAGCGGCAATGTTAATGACATGAACGGCCATGTATCCGACTTCGAAATTATTACGGTAGACGTAGTTGCCCAGCCCAGTGCGCCTGGCGCTTATCCTACACCAGTTTATGAGCATATCATGAACACACGTGGTGGAATGAGAGCATTCACAGTAGCACAAGAAGTAAAAGAAGATCCAAAGGCCCAGAAATATTTGAAGGAATCCCTCCTACAAATTATTAAAGGTCTAAAATAAGCCCGAGGAGAAATAGATGTTGGACGCATTCAAACAATTAGTAGAGTCAGGAGTAATGACAGAAGAAACAAAATCTGTTATTGAGTCTGCCTTTGCACAAAAGATTCAAGAGAATCGCGACCAAGTCACCGCTGAACTTCGTGAAGAATTCGCACAAAAGTATACACATGACAAATCAGTTATGGTAGAAGCGATCGACAAGATGTTAAGCGACAGATTGGCCGCAGAAATGGCCGAGTTGTATGATGACAGAAAAGCACTAGCCGAAGCAAGAGCACAGTATCAACAAAAGATGTCTGGCGATGCTACTAAGTTAGAAGGTTTTGTTATTCAGCAATTAGGTAAAGAGTTAGTAGAGTTCCAAAGCGATCGTAAGAAAGTTAGCGAGAACTTTAGCAAGTTAGAGCAGTTCGTTGTACATGCTCTAGCCAAAGAGATCAGTGAATTTGCCGCTGACAAGAAGGATCTAGCTGAAACTAAAGTTAAGTTAGTTCGTGAAGCAAAGAGCAAATTTGAAGAAATCAAATCAAGTTTCATACAACAAAGTGCTAAGGTAGTTGAAAACGTAGTCACTAACAAGTTGACATCTGAAATCAAGCAATTGAAAGAAGACATCGACAGTGCTCGTACCAATGACTTTGGTCGCAGAATTTATGAAGCATTCGCTCAGGAGTATTCAAGTTCTTATCTAAATGAGAAATCTGAAACAAGTAAATTGTTAAAGATCATCGATAAGAAAGAGCAAGAGTTAGCCGAAGCAAAACAGGCATTGACAGAAAAATCTACAATCGTTGAATCCAAAGAACGCGAAATTCGTATTCAGAAAGATCTAATGGAACGTAAAGCTGTTATGGCTGAGTTGTTGGCACCGCTAGGTGCTGATAAGAGAGAGTTGATGAAAGAATTGTTAGAGTCTGTACAGACACCAAAACTTTCAACAGCTTTTGACAAGTACCTACCCACTGTAATGGAAGGCGAGAAGAAGAAGTCTGTGAAAGCAACTTTAACTGAAGGCACTGAAGTTACTGGGAATCGTGAAAGCAAGCCTGAGGTAGGCTTAGATAACATCTTAGATATCCGCAAGTTAGCGGGTCTAAAATAATTATATTCAAGGAGACAATTAAAATGTCACAATTATTAAATGAAAGATGGTCAGAGACCAAAGACGCTCTGCTTGAAGGCCTACAAGGTAACCGTAAAGCAGCTATGGGCGTTTGCCTAGAAAACACTCGCCGTCACTTGGCTGAGAGTGCAACTGCTGGCGCAACATCCGCAGGTAACGTAGCTACACTTAACCGTGTTATTCTACCAGTTATCCGTCGTGTTATGCCTACAGTTATTGCTAACGAAATCATCGGCGTTCAGCCAATGACAGGACCTGTTGCTCAGATCCACACACTACGTGTTCGTTATGCTGACAGCACTTCTGAAGTTACAGCAGGTAGCGAGGCCCTAAGCCCATTCAACATCGCCCGTTCTTACTCTGGTGACGTTGCTGGTGGTTCTACAAAAGCCGCTACAACTGCTAACCTAGAAGGTCAACCAGGCAAGCGCATGAGCATTCAGATCTTGAAACAGACTGTTGAAGCCAAATCACGCAAACTAAGCGCACGTTGGACATTCGAAGCTGCTCAAGACGCACAAGCTCAACAAGGTATTGACATCGAAGCAGAAATTATGGCTGCTTTGGCTCAAGAAATCACAGCTGAGATCGATCAAGAAGTTCTAGCTTCTCTACGTTCTTTAGCTTCTGTTGAAGAAACATATGACCAGTCTTTAGTTTCTGGTACAGCTACATTCGTTGGTGACGAGCACGCCGCTCTAGCCATCCAGATCAACCGCGTAAGCAACTTGATCGCCCAACGTACACGTCGTGGCGCAGGTAACTGGGCTGTTGTTTCTAACCAAGCTCTTACAATTCTTCAGAGTGCTACAACTTCTGCTTTTGCTCGCACAACAGAAGGTACATTCGAAGCTCCAACAAACACTAAGTTCGTTGGTACATTGAACGGTGCTATGCGTGTTTATGTTGACGCTTACATGGCTGATACTACAGCACAAAACGACAACCAAGTATTGATCGGTTACAAAGGTACTAGCGAAGCTGATGCAGCTGCGTTCTATTGCCCATACATTCCGTTGATGTCTTCTGGTGTTGTTCTAGACCCAGCAACATTCGAACCAGTAGTTGGCTTCTTAACACGCTACGGCTATGTTGAGTTGACAAACACTGCTTCTTCTCTAGGTAACGCTGGTGACTACCTAGGTAAAGTTGCTATCACAACTGCCAACGTAAGCTTCAAGTAATCCGTTACTTGTGTTTACACAATCAAAAACGCCCTTTGGGGCGTTTTTTGTTATTTGAATAAATATTAGCAAGTGTACAAACACTATAACATTTAAAAGGAAATATTATGTCAAACTTATATGATTCTCCTCTAGGAGTGAATACAAGAAAAACAGTAACTGTGGACCAACGAATGGGTCCAGAGTCAGTATGGTTAATGGTAACCAACGATGACAGCAACTATGAAACTGGATCTAGTTATAATCCAGAACTAACTACAAGAAATTCTACAAATTTCCAAGTAGTTCAAGCTATACAACAATGGTGTGAAGTTATTCAAACAATTAGACCTGACAGTAATGAGTTTGCAATTCAAGTTCGTGCTAACTCTGTGCCACTATCGGGCAACGAAGCATTGAACGATCAGAGTGAAAACACAATTTTAACTAATACAGTGAGAGAAGCATTGGGCGGCAACACTGCTTATACAGTTTGGAATGCTAATTTCCAAAACGACGATATTGATTATTCGTAATTTTTAATCACAGTTCATTAAAACCCGCTTCGGCGGGTTTTTTGTTAAATACTAATGTTCACTCTTAACAGAGAGTTTATGCGGTACCATCCGCGTAGATCATAGAACGATTCATACAAGGAGAAACAAAATGGGACGTCCGATTAAAAAGAAGTTCTTCGCGAACTTAAATGCGCCTTACCAAGACCACGCAACTGGTGGTCCAACTGGTGAAGGCGGAGAAAGTGTTGTTAGCGTAACCGTTAACACAACAGGTTCATACACAACATCATTGCCAACAGTTACTTTTGGTGATCCAGATCTATTCTCTGGTGTACCAGCTGAAGGCGTTGTTCATGGTAAAGCACTATCAGCTGTTGCTACAGCCGCTGGTTCTGGCTATGCTTATGCTAATATATTAACACAAACAACAGGCGGTACAGGTACAATGGCTACTTGGACTGTTAGCGCACTAAAAACTGTTACATTAACTATTCTTGACGATGGTACTGCAGTTGATCCAGGTGACGAGTACGAATTCAGCGGTTCCTACGATGGTGGTTCATGGACAACACCTTTACGTGTTCGCATTGACACAGGCACAGGCGGTAATGCCGCAACATTTAGTATTGTTACACCAGGTGTTTGGTCAGGCGCAGCCGCTCCAACAACTACAACAGGTGCTACACGTACACAAGTAGCTGCCGGTTCAGATTTCAACGGGTCAGATCTACAGTTTAACATCACAAGTTGGGGTGTTGACACAGTTGCTCTTGCTACAGAAGGTGACTACACTGCTATTACTAGTGGTGCTAAAGCAACTTCTGTTAGCCCAGCTGGCGGTACAGGTGCTACACTAACTATCACTTACGGTGTTAAGAGCATTGAAGTTACTGAAGTAGGTAGCAATTATATCAGCGCCGCTGATGCCGCTGTTACATTCTCTAGTGGTGCTGCCGCTGGTACATCAGTATTAGGCAATGTACGTGACAATGGTCTAGCTGCCTATGCTTACATCATTGACGGTACAGAAGGCGTGCTTGTTGACATTATGAAACAAGAGTCAAGCCGTCGTTACCTAGTCAAAGAAGATAGCGGAGCACAAGGTCAATGCCGTTTAGTTGCCAGCAATGCTGGTGATTTATATCCAGGCGAAATGTGTTTGATTGCTACTGATACAGAAGGTTGCACATACTTTGTTACTAAACTAACAGCACGTAGAGCATACCTAACACAGCGTACAAGTGCTGGCGCAGGTTACAGATTTGCTGATGGTACTTCCGCAGGCTGGAATATCACAGGCGCAGTAACTGGCCGTGTTTCTCTAGCCACTGTTTAATATTTTATTAAACTCATCAAAGGGCTCTTCGGAGCCTTTTGTCATTTAATACGTATAATATAAGATCAGGTAAATACTGGTATGACCACTGCTTGGACCCTTCCCACTATTTTTTCTCAATACGCTGAACCCGGTGGGGAATCGTTTCATGTTGAATGGGAAGACAATTTTAGCGCATTAAGATATAGAGGTCGTAGCTGTTTACAGAGCAAAGGAGCATTAGAACATATTGCTCGTAGCCCTAAACATGATCTAAGAAACAAAACTTACTATATTCGTGCCACTGGATTTAACTTCCAAAACTTACCTGAAACAGTGTCTGGTATAGAAGTTAGACTACTAACAAGGAGATACGGCCGTGCCACAGATGACACAATAGAATTGTGCTTGAATGAGCAAACTGTTGGTGATAATCAAGCAACCGTATCAATATTACCTGAAAAAATCTACGGCGGTGAAACAAATTTATGGTCTACAGATAACTTATCTATAGATAATATACAAGATAAAACATTTGGTATTGTGATTAGATTCCAAGCGCATCCACATTGGCCCCATAAAGACCCTGTGTTGATAGACCTAGTCGAAATGCGAATCCATTAATCTAATAAATACTCTAAAGGAACGAACATGGCAGAGAACAGAAGCGTAACGGGGAATCAAGACATACAATCAGCTGGTAGACAGACTATATCTGCTGCCGATAAAGTAACAGTTACGTCCATTGGCGGAGATGTAGATATTTCCGCACCAGCGGGCAATATTCTTTTAACTGTAAATAGTGCTTCTGGATCTGTTACTATTCTTTCAGCTGGCTTAGATGCTGTAGTAACAGCTACAATTACTTTTGCTAAAGGTTCTAATAACGTTGGACACTTCGAACCTTTTAATACTAGTGCTAGAACTAATGACGATCCAGATATTGATCAAAACTATTTCAGTGATACCGAACTTAGAAAATTAGCTTCTTCTTATTTCTCTGGCGGTGTGGGTATTGAAAAAGATTTATCAGTTGGTGGATACATTTACGGTCGTATTGCTGAAGCTAATTCTGCTACTAATATTCTTGTTGAAAATACAAACACCTCAAACGCATATCGATTAGTTTTTACTACTAATACAAGTACTAGTGGCGGCTATAGTCTATACAAAGATGTTGAAAGTAATCTTCCAAGTTATGCCAGCGGTGAAAAAGATTATGTTGAAAAAGGATTGGTATACTATCCTAATATTGTTTCAGAAGGAGGTGGCTTACTAAGCACAGATAATCTTTCTGTAGGAAAAGACATTAACATTGGTGGTACTGTTTATCCTATCAATGAAAATATCACAGGTGCTGTTCTAGAAAATTTATATAACAAATTTTTAGACACACCAGCAGTTCGTAATAATACACTACCAATCGGCGCCGACATGACAGACATGTTTGGCGAACTAAGAGTTCGTGGTAGTAATCCAATT